ATGGCAGAGCCTTCATTTTTGACTGGTGCGGCAGAGAAGCCAGAGAGTTTAGTCTCTTCTTCGAAGCTACGCTCTGATGTCTCAGTTTCGTAGATCTCTTTGTGCTCTTGATCATAGGTAGCGTACTGCAGACCGAACAAAGCGTTCAGACCGGGGAGCAACTCTTTAAGCAGTTGTGCGCGTGAAATAGCCATGGTAAGTTACTCCTTAAGCAACGTAGTAACGGTGAGCACCAAAGTTCAGTTTTACCAGAACTTCAGGAGCTTGAACCAATGCAACAGTACCAGCAACTGTAGCTGTAGAAGCCACAACTGTCAGGGTAGTGCTACCAGTAGTCGTAACAGTCGTAGCGGCTGTTAATGACGAACCAGTAAATTGCAATTGACCATTCACCAAATTAAAGACATCTGTACCAATAGGCAGAACTTGCCCAACGGTAAGACCCGAAACGACCAACGAAGTGGTACCAGTACCAGACACATAAGTAGCTGAAGTGCTAATTTCTGTATCAGGGACCAAGCCCAAAACTCGGAAGCCACCACCAGATGTATTGGCGGTTGCGGCAACAACTGCGCCAGCACCGTTACCAGTGGAGGAAGAACCAGTCAAAGTGTTACAAGCCATGTTCTGGCCAACCAAGATGGAAGATGCAGAAGCAATAGTTGTAGAACCAGCAGCAGCTGTAACAGCGCAACGGAACACTTGGTCAGGATCATCAGCAACAATCGCAGTAATGTCACCAGCAAGCACGTTGCCGGGATAGTACTGAGCAAACTGGCGCTGCTTAGTAGTGGGGTTTGTGTAGTAGCAACCCAAGAACACACCAGTAGTTGTATTGGTTGTGCTCACAGGAACTGTTGCAATTACAGTGTATCCACTAGATGTAGTGACAAAGTCACCATAGTAAATAGCGGTGCCATAGTTGTACTGGATGGGGTAATCCCGAGTTGATCCAGCAAAAACTTGACCGCCAATCAGGCTTACGGGTTTAAAACCGTATGGTGCCGAGACAGTAGGGTATGCCATTTAAGACTCCTAAAAAATTAAGTACCTTTACCAAAGCTAGACGAGGATTTATTCTCCCTAAAGAGAGGCATTCTCGGGTCGCTTTGACGCATAAGGCTATTATCTACAGCATCCGTTTGAGCTTGTGTTTGTCTAGCAAAATGATCATTTCGCTGTTGCACAAATTCTTTCGGGGTCTTACAGAGTAACAACCCGCCAATTTCAACATTGTCTTTATATCGACTTGCTGGATCGGCTAACAGTCTAAATTTTGGTTGCTCTTCTAAAGTAACTGGCTCCCAACCTTCACGCAGTTTGCTTGAAAGGTTACGAGGGTCAGCTGCATTCAAATTAGCAACACGAATCCAACGATAAGAATAGTCCGGGTGCTTGTCGGGTTCAGGTAGAAGTTCGGCTTGCTGCCACTGTTTAGGACGTTCAGCCATCAATCTATCTTCAAGTTCACGCGGTTTTCTGTTTTCAGCCATTTTCAGGCCTCCATTTCAAGTTTCGCCTTGGCATATTGCTCGGGCGTTAAATTAAGTTTTTTGGCCAAGTTCAATTCAGATGGATTCAAACGAACCCTCTTAGGTGCAGTTGACCTTGTAGCTGGTGCTACCACCGAGCTTTTGCGCACTGGGCGACTTTCTTGTTCCGCTTCTTCCTCAAATTTCTCTGGGAAACGCTTGCGGATGGTTGCGTCTATCCTACGGTAATACTCTTGTGATGAAACTGCAACACCTTCTCTCTTTAACCTTTCATGGAGGCCAAGAGCCAGACTTGTCATCTCTTCATCTTCTCCAAACCAAGGGTTTTCCTGTTGCCAGGCTTGCGCGCTGGGGTCGGGACGAACCTGTTGGACTGGTTGTGGTTGCATTTGTACAGGAGTTTCTTGCTCTTGTAAAGGCTGTGGCCTAAAGTTTTTAACTTTTTCCACTTTTAGGGTTGCTTGGGTAAGACGCTCTTGCGCTTCCATGACCTTATCAGTGTCACCTGAGTCATAAGCTTCGCGATAAGCCTTCTTGGCCGCATCCATCTCCATCTCAACAGCTCTTTGAACCGTAGCTAGTACGTTCTTCTCACTGTTATTGAGGTTGGATTTGAGGCGTTTGTTCTCTTCCATCACCCGCTGGGCAAAGGCAATAGCCTCTTGTTGCTCTCGGTACGCCTGCTCTTTCTCTCGGCGCTCATCGTGAGCCAGCTTCTTCATCTGAATCAGCTTCTTCTTAACCTTGCTAGAGTAGTCTTCAAGCTCATCGTTATAGAGCTCTTCCTTTACTTTATCCGGCAGAGGAGGCTTGTTACGGTCTTCCTCTGGCGTGTTGTCTTCTACGTCAATGATGATCTGCTCATCAGTTTGATCGTCTGCTACGGTGACTTTTACGTCATCCTGTTCATCGGGGAATTTAAATTCACTCATGTCGTTCCTTACTTTCTGCGGATACCGCGAGGATCGTCTACTACTCCCTCAACAGAATCGTCATTGATCACACGGAATTCCTTGCCGTGAATGACCAGTCGCGTTCCTGAGTTGGGTCTAATCAAGATAAAATCACCCTTCTTGCAGTACGGGCCAGATGGGAATCGGCTTGCGTCCTTGTAGCAATCAGGCCCCATGTCTACTACAAACAACACAGTAGTCAGGGTTTCTTCAATCATGAGAGTTTCTTCCGCTTTTACGAGTCCGGACTCTCCATATTCCTTCTCTATCTCTGGGATAGCACAAAGGATTCTGTAACCAGATGGGCGGGGAAGTTGTTTAGCCTTCTCCTCTGGCTTTGTGTTCAAGATCTTGGATAAATCCACTGCCTTGGTAATGTCGAGATTAGAAATCTCACTCGTCATCGTCATCGTTCGTTACTCTTTCTTGTAGGTCTATGATGTATAAACGTGCAGTGAGTAGACCTTTCACCTCTCCGCACATCTTCTTGTACTCCGCATAGTCTTCAGCCTTGCCGTCAGCTATTGACATTTGGAGTTGGGATACTTTGTCATCTATCTTTGAAGCTAGAAGTTTTAAATACTTGTCGATCATGGCGTGTTCCTAATCATGTCTGTTAAGAGCTTGTTCTTTTCGGCCTTGGCATCTTGGGCCGCTTCCATCTGATCTTTCTGTACAGTCGCTTGAATCCGAGCCATATCAATCTCCTTCTGGGTCATGATTCGCTCGCGTTCAATCTGCTGCTGTGATTGTTTCAACTGGGCGTCAGTCGCATCTTTCTGAGCCTTACGCTGTGCCTCTTGTCCCTTGATCTGCAACTCAGCTTGCTGGATCTGGATAAGAGGATCTTGTGCCAACTGCTGGGCTTGAGCCTGCTGGGCCTGCGCTTGGTTGGCCTGTAACAACTGAGCACTCGCTTGTGCAATCAATTGAGACAGCTGGACTTCCACATCATCAGGCAATTGCTTATCGGGAGCTGGGAGCGGCACACCCATTTGCTTCTCGATCATCGTTCTGTAGTGGAAGCCTAAGTGCTCGGCAATGTGTGCCTGCAATGAAGCCATGATCAAGTTGGCCTTGGGGTTCTGGCCAATCGTCTGCATGATCACTGGGTCTTGCATGAACGTCTGGTGAACCGCAATGTGAGCTTGTTGGTCTTGAGTGATAAACGCCTTTATTGGCTCACCTTTCAGCGCGGCCATGTTCTCGCTCACTGGATCTTTCGGCATCTCATCGTCAGGCAACGGCACTAACTTTTGAGCATTCTTCACACCCAGTACATCTAGCATCTGTCTATGTAACTGAGGTAAGTCATAGATCTGGGGAGCTTGCTGGGCCAGCTGGATCACCGCCTGATACTGAACAATCTTCTGAGCCATCGTGGCCGCATTGGGATCGCTCACAGGTATCACATCAACTAAGTCGTAATCAGACTTCTTAGCTTTGCGGCTACCTTCTTCGGGCTCGTAAGAGTATTCATCAGGAGTAAAGTCGCGGATGATGTCTCTCAGAAGTGCCAGCTCTTGCTTAAACGAGTAGTGAATACGCGCCTGAACAGCTGTCATCACCTTAAGCGAACGCTCAAGGATGGCCAGTGTTGTTCCCACTGGGGAGTTGGCTGACATATCAGCCACTTGGATGTCAGCGGCAGAAGCAAACTTACGGCCTTCGTCAACGATCTTGTCTAACAAAGAAGCCAATACCTGTGATGGCTCTTTATAGGGTAGAGCCATGATATTGTCGGCAATCGTCCCGCTAGGTACGTCAACATCGCGCCACTCAGCTGGGCCAATCGGTGTGTCGTCTCCCTTAACACGCAGGCCGCGAGTTTTAAATCCACCGGGCAAGTTGGCCAGTGTCCCTGCGTCCACCAGTTGTCTCAAAATAGACGTACCAGACTTGGCAAATGCTCCAACCAAGTGAATCAAACCAAAACAATAGAATCCAAAGCCGGGCACATAACCATAGTGAACGTAGTGCTGGCGCTTTGTGTGTAACTTATCGCCTTGCTTCCAGTTCCTGCGGATGGCCAGACACTTCATGCTTCCATGTTCAATGGTCACAATGTAGGGTAGGGCAATACCCGTGGGTTCGCCGTCTTTATCTTTGTGCTCGTAACCTGGGATGTCCAGATCTACGTTTATCTCAAGAAGTTTGTAGCGGTCATCCGACAAAGCGCGGAATCCCATCTTCTCGGCAATCTTTTTCTCTACTTCGTCCAACATATTATTGGGTTCACCCAAGTCAATGTCAGCATAAAAGCCCGCAACTTGTAGTTTTCTCAGCTCATTCTCAGTCTTACGCATAACGTGCGTAACACGAGGGGAAGTCTGGATATTAGACGCTCCATAAGGCACAACCAAATCTTCGGCCGGCACAAAAATAGACGTCTGGCGGTCGAAGTTAGGGTCAAAGTACACTTTCTTAAAAGCATTACCAGACAATCCCAGTCCCCACACCATCCTCTCGTGCTCTGGACGGAACTCAGTCATGACATCTGTCAGCTGATAGTTCATATCGTCTTGAACACGGGTCGCAGCGTCTTTTTTCTCGGGGGTTTCTTTGCCGATAATCTGGGTCTTCACAGGACCAGCGGCCGGGAACGTGCTCATCATGATCTCGGCTTGGAATTTCACCAAAGCTTCTGACAATAACGGGTGATAAACACCGCAAGCACCAATCCAAGGGTCGGCTCTCTCTTCAATCTTCATCCCCAAGAGCTCTAAACCGTCTACATACGTCTGCATCCAGTCTTTTCTTGAGTTAATGTCATCCTCATAGTCACTAACAAGGTCAGTCACTATCCCAGTGACCGTACTTTCGTCTAAATAATCCACCAAGTTGGCGTCAAAATCTTCCTCTTCTTCGCCGCCAATGACAATTTCCATACCACCCATGTTAATTGTCACCTCTTCAGGGTCAACAATCTCGATTTCAATGGCTTGCTCGCCACCTTCTTCTGGCATCAAAGCTTCTAAACCCTCTGGTGCGGCGTAAAGTGATTTTTCAATGGACATATTTATCCTTAGTAGTAAGAAACCTTGCGTCTAAACGAACGAACTTCGTCCTCTTCGTCAGTCTGCAAGCGTATAAACCCGCCTTTTCTGAACCTTATCAGAGCTTGCGTGGCAGAGTCAACTAAGTCATCATGGTCAGAGTTTGGAAACGCAGCCATCTCTTCCATCAACTCATCAGCCCAGCGCGTAGCCGGTGCCCAAACCTTACCACTGGCAAACAAATCAGATACAGAATTGATCCTCACCATCTTATCATTACCCCTAGATGGCGTAAACTCTTGAACAGGAATTCCCATCGCCCTTAACTCAAAGATCAACGGCGCTCCAGACGCTTTTGCCTCAACAATAAACGCATCTGGCTCCCACTCTTTATAGTGATTGAACGCCTTTTCCTTTAGTTCAGGAAACTCCATCCTTCTTTTGAACGCATCTAAGAGAATAATGTTTGCGTCATTCTGATTCTCGTTTAAATAAAACACACCCCAAGTCGTACACGCTGAGTAGTCAGATCTCTCGTTCTTCGTAAACGCCGTATCCCAAGACTGGATCAAAAACTCACACTTCGGAGGGTTCTCTTCTTTCCACTCTTTCCACCACTCTCTCTTAACAATAGCGCCCTGCTCGCTCGTTGGGCTTTGTTGGTACTGGGCGTTCCACTTCGATGCAGGCAGCTCAGACTGTAGGGCTTCGAGTTCTTCTAGGCTCCAGAACTCTGGCCACAGGGGTTTGCCACTCGGTAATATCGCAGGGAAGTCAATTACCTCCCAATCATCGTTACCGTCTTTCTCTATAGAGGACTGAAGGATCCTTCCCGTTAGATCCCTCTTAGCCCAGCGCGTCATCACGACAATGATCGCCCCTCCAGGTTGGAGTCGCTGGCGCGGCCCAGAGGTGTACCACTCGTAGACTTTATCAAAGACAGATGGATCTCCAGAGGCCAAGGCGGCTTCTTGTTCTGAGTGGGGGTCATCAATGATTAATAGATCCGCACCTTTACCAGTCACCGTACCGCCTACACCAATTGCAAAGTATTCCCCGTTCTTATTCGTAGACCAACGGCCCGCAGCTTTACTGTCTGACCTCAGATTAACATTGGGGAATATCTTAGAGAACGGCTCACTGGCCACTAAGTTTCTGACCTTACGTCCAAATCCTACCGCCAGCTCCGCAGTGTTCGAGCACTGGATGATCTTCTTACTAGGGTCCCGTCCTAAGAACCACGCCGGCAACATATAAGAAGCAAACTCAGACTTTGTATGCCGTGGGGGCATATTGATGATCAGTCTCTTTATCTTCCCCGTGGCGATCTCTTCAAACTTCCGAGCCATCACCTTATGATGCCGACCGTCAATGAACCCCGGCCACATCGAGTGAGCAAACTTAATGAAATCATCAAAGGCCTCTTCTCTTTGTTGGCTGGCTTCTAATGCGTCAAGGTCGTCAAGGTAAGAAGCTTGCTCGTTAGAAGGCATCTTAAAGAAAGTCTCGGCAGCTTCCTCGGCCTCTCCTCTCGGGAGGTTTAAAGCAAACATCACCCTCCTGACAAACAAGTCAATCTCTTCCTGCTTCTCCAGTTGTTGTTTTTTATTCAAGGAAGGTTCCTCAGTTTCAAATAACTAGGCCTCACACTCCGAGCAGAGTTCTTTGCCCGCCTGCATATCCCCAACTCACAGAGCTTCTTCACAACCCTATGAACATTCCCCCGCCCCCTATCCCCAGTATGAAACATGATGTCATCTATAGAAGGCCCATAACCAAAGTTCCTCCAATACTCATCTATCACAAGAAATACAGTCCTCTGCTTCTCAGTCATACACGCCCCTATACACGCTTCATACGTCTGTTTAATCGGCTCTTTGTTTAATCTCATTGTAAGTTTTCGTTAAGCTTCACATTAACAGCTGTTAATGTCAGAAAAATATACCCCCCACCACTTTTTGTATAGAAACACATAGGGGGGTCATTCCTTATCAAAGTCCAATACTTGGTCTGGGGATTTTTGCACACCCCCACCCTCGTTTTTATTTGGTGATTGGATGTCAGAACCTAGCGATTGGATGTCAGAAACAGTATGTATATGCCCACCCATGTGCACACCGCCAGCAGGCGCGTCCACCCCCGCCGTGGGTGCGCCCACAGGCACATCAGCAAGGCCGTCACCCCGAATTTCTTGCAGCAATGTGAGCCCATCGTCCTGCTTGGCCGTCACATCGGT